TCTTCCTCGGTATAAATGTCACGAGCTTCTGCATGTTCCTTACACAACGTAGTAAGCCAACCCCCACCAACAGTTTTACCTGGATTACCACATTCTTCACAAGTAACTGCACTCATTGATTCTGCCATGCTACAAAGTCCGCTAATATAATCATCACCACCCGAGTAATAAAATCTCAGTGTACCAAACTTTTCTTTAACTTGATCCAAGGTCACTTGTGGAACAACTTCCGGTACTTCTCTAAAGTCTCCGGCAATAATTTCCATCAACCGGATTTCTTTGTGTTCCGGCGAGTGAGCTTTCATGCTTTCGCCAAACAAGTCGAAGTTACCAGCTTTGGCTTGTGTGGCCATAGCGTTATATTCCATGGCCCAATTACGTTGTTTCTCTTTCCAATCAAGATGGTGCTGAATATTACCCATGAGCAGATTCAAAATATTGTACCAACCTTCGCCACATTCAAAGCCCCAACACATACAAGTTTCTTTCATATCCCTGTTACGGTTCACCATCATCTTGGGATATTTTTCACACAACAATTTGTCTAGTTCTTGTTTCATTTTACTTTACCTTGTTAACAGCAAAACATAATGTTTCAACTTTGGATGCCAGTCGGTATTTGTGCATATTATCTGACAGAGCATAACACTCTGCCTCTGATACGATATTATCAACCACAAAGGTTGTAACATTGGGATAGCCTGTCAAATGTATAATTAAAATCCATGCAATCATACATATTCCGCAGTAACATCAGTAAATTTGGGATTGCCATTCCCATTGACCCATCTTCCCCATACATAGGCAGCATCACCACGTAATCCTGCACGATCTTCAGTTAATTCATATACTCTACCACTACGTGTAACACCACGTCGTGTGGTAGGATCATATTGTTGTACCGGAGAACATACTCTACCTTCATAGCCAGCATATCCAGCAAAATGAATAGTGGGTTCTCCGCCCTCTAATTCAACACTGAATACTGCCCAGTTTGTCAGCCGAGTTTCTGGTTCTTGCGAAACAGATAGCGGTTTCCAGATTGAGTTGTTGACCGCTTCTTTCATAATATCGGACAGTTTATCATTCATTATCAACTTTCTCTCCTTCACGTGTAAAAAAAGTATCTAGTTTCTGTTCTTCGGTCCACTCTGCAACATACGCATTGTCTTTATCGCACAATACCAATGCATCTGCTAGAGATATAACACGATGTGATACAATGGTTTCACCCAAATGTTCCTGGCTGAATTCGTTAGCTTCGTTCATGGTTACCGTATCCAGTGCCCATTCACTTTTATCTTTCCCAAATTGGTCTGTACCAACCGGAACCTCGACCATGTAACGTTGACGGAATTGGCTTACACATTCAACTAATACCCATTGTTTTTCCGTAACCTCTTTTTTAGTTATACTAAAGGTTCCATCTTTGTTATCTTTCCAATCTAATGTATCACCTTCTTTCCAACCTACTTCTTTTAACATATCTTCAGGAAAAGGCAATATAAGATCTCCAGTTTCTGGATCTTCTTCCAATGTTACGGTATATGATTTCATTTTAAATTTCCTCCAAAGTAATTGTAAACTGCTTCCAAATGTGGTAGTAGTTCTTGATTATCTGCTAGGTCCTGATCCTGATACTGTTCACGTTTACGCATCTTTTTTAAGTTTTTAATATCTTGCTTTACACCAGTAATAGATTCACGTAATTCAGTTTTCATAATCTGATCTATAATTTCTTCGTTGACATCAATCTGCATTTTAACACTCCTTATATGGTGATTGTAAAAACTCTGCATATCGTTCTGCACTCTCACTTATACGTGCCAAATCATACTTACCACAAAACTTTAACAACTGAGCCCCTACCATAGATTTACTTTTAGTTTCAACAGATGCTATTGTAACATTAATCTTTTGCTTAATGCTATCTGGTTGATGAGTTAAATCAACCAATACACGATTACGTTCATAGTCATCTAATACTCGATGTTCTACACCATTGTGATCTACCCAACGTTGTAACATCATATTGTTCCATGCAAATCCTTTGTCATTCTTATCTGCATAGGCCTCAATTAGTCCAACTTTGTTTTTACTACCTTTGGTGCGAACACCTGGATAGGCACTGAACACATTGTCGCTAGCATCGCCACGCATACACTTTTCAAACAGCAACCATTGCGGTTCCGGTACTGCCTTGGGCTCTTTGGTCTTCTTGTCAATTACTCGTTTGCCTTTGTTATTGAATATACCTTGAATGGTAATCAACTCATCAGTCATACCATTGTATTGAACAACATTTTCAGCCAATAATTGCACAAAATCAGTATCACTACTAACAATAGTGTGATGATCATCAGGGTGATTGGCAATCCATCCAGCAACCAAATCATCTGCTTCTAGCTCATTGTGTTGTAATACAGTGCAGTTAGTTCGGTTCACCAAAAACTGTTGGAAATCATCAAAGGTAGCCCAGAACATCTTTTCTTCTGCGGCTTGTTCATCACTATGTGCCGCACGAGTTTCTGCACGGTTGGCCTTGTATGGCTTATAATGATCTTTCCGCCAACTACGCCCTTCCAAACATACCACCACATGATCAGCTTTCTGATCACGCCAGCTTTTAGCAATACTGGATAATGTCACGTGAACACTAAATGCCATCTTTTCTTCCATTGAGGAAGCTCGATGTGCAGAATGTCTGGCACGATAGAACATGTTGGCCAAATCAACGATTAAATATTTTGTCATCTTAATGTATCTGTCTAATAGTAGGAGTTGATTGAAGACCTTCTAATACATGAGTTAACAATTCAATTGCATCGTTACAGTCCATTAATGTTACGACTCTGCCTTGTAGAGCACCAGCAATCTGCTGGGCGGTTGCACCTTTTTCTAACAGAATTGCTATCATTGCATCTATATTAAGAATTATCAGTGTGGGTTCCATGGATGTATAATAACAGCATATAACTTATATGTCAACCTATTTCGGTTCTACCATTACCCAAATCTTTTTTGGTCACTCTGGCCGCTGGATCAGCTTGTTCTTGTTCATATGTTTCCAAAACAACATTGCGGCATAGATCAGTGAACCATTGGTCTACAATTTGTTCATCGGTTTTGCCCACATATCCATGTTTTCGCAACATATCCACAAAGTAAGAATTCCAATCAATTTCAAAACTGCCCAGCCTTGGTGTGTTTACATCAATGTCAACCTTGATCACTGTTACATACGGCAAACCATCCACTGTGGCTTGCTCTTTGGCTGACAATTTTACCTCTGGTTTCTTTTTAAACAATTTTTTGATTGCGTCAAACATTATAGTTTCCTTTTAATTGCCAAATAATATGTTCCGTTGGTTCGTGGTATCTAAACTCAAAAACAGCATCACCAGGACCTGTCCACATTGCAGTACCTTCGTATACAAAACGCAACCATAGCCAACGACCAGTTATAGCACTACGTTTTGGGAGCCACATAAAACGTAATCGCCAATGAGCTCTAGTATAAAATGCGTCGTCATTCCATCGGTCATTTGACATTGCATGTTTGCCGTGGTATCCTGCACCCATCATTTGCCCCACCTTATATGTAACCACATTCGTTCAAATAGATAATGTACTATCGTTAAAATTACATGAATCAAAATTGCATCACTTAGTCCTGTCCATATTGCAGTTATTAACAGTGCAACAAGTCGATAGCTGAATGTTCTTACAAATGTTCGTTTACGTGTTTCCATCTCGCCTTTTACAATTGCATGGGCGCCGACCTTGATCACAATCACCACTACAGCCAGGATACCTGGAAGATTTAAACATTATTAGAAAAAACAGCACCATTAAACATATAAATGCTACTACCAAACCCATGGCAATAATTAATTCTGGCATTTAAGTTCCCCATGCGTTTTTAAAAAGTGGAACCTGGAGTCTATCGCTGTAACGTACACCCATCCTCATTGCCAACTCTGCTACTCTACGATTGTTCAGACTATATACACTTTCAACTCCACCCACAGGCATCAAGTAAACTGGACCTTTAAATCCTGCTGCACGATATGATTCTGTAGCATATGCGGCTTCTTCAGCATCTGCCTCTGTTTCTACAACAAATTTTAAATAAGTAAATCCAACAGATTCGTAATCACATACAATCTCAGGACAAATAGATTCTTCTAAATTCTCACCACTAACACTGAGTTTGGGACTCACACTAAATGTAATTTCTCTCTGAAGTTTAATATTTTCTTGTCTCCACAGATTAAGATATCCTTTAAACTTTGGTGTTAGCTTTTGAGTACCATTGGTTTCAAATGTAATTTCTTTCAATCTCAGCATCTTAATGTGATTAAGCAAGTCAGGATAAGCACGTTGCCAACCCAACAACGGTTCACCACCAGTAATAACAAGATGCTCATCTTGCCAAGTTTTGTTTGGCAGTAATTCCATAATACGTTGTGCGATAGCATCTGTGGTTAGCATTGGACTCAGGTGTTTAAACTCTGGATGCCAACTGGCATAACTATCGCAACCTGTGCTGACTAACGGTAATTCATTATATGTTTTGTATGGATTAAATCCATTAAGTTCTACAATGCGTTCTGCCTCTGGGCTTTTCTCACCGCGTGGCATACCAAATCCAGCACAGGTAAAATTGCAGCCAAATGTACGTAAGAATACACTGGGCACCCCCATATATCTACCCTCTCCCTGTATAGAGTAGAAAAGTTCTGCTATCTTAATTTTACTCATCGTCTAATTCCCCTCAAACACTCCAATGTTACTATCTTGGATATCGTATCTGAAAACTCTTGGTCTTCTGGTATAACATGCATACTGCTGACTGAGCGATCAGTGCTGGGATCGTAACTACGAAATTCCACCACATGCCCACCGTTGGCTGTATATACTGTGAATGTCATACCATGAGTCGAAAAATGCTCAGGCTCTGCCCTTAACTTCATAGATTGGGGATACTCAGCCAGCGTATTACCGTTTTTGCCTCGGCTGCCGTCTTCCTTGCTGAAATCCCAACCCCATTTCATTACCATGTTCCACAAATATCTGATCATTTTAATAATCCTATAACGTAAATTAACCCGCAAAATATGTTCAATGTCCACAAACTGGGTTGACGCCATATAACACCAACCCAGGCCCACAATATACATCCTGTAAGGAATAATAACTTATTCAGTGGTATGATGTCAAGTGCTGTGGTGATAGTGGCCGCCACAATTACTGCGTGGGCGGCCCATTTGAGTAA